AGACCCGCGCCTCCTGCAGCGCGATCTCATCGAAGACGACCATCTGATCGTCGGCGTCGAGGTAGGCGTAGAGCACGACGCACAGGTGCCGGTAGCCCGGGTCGATCCCGCAGAAGACCTCGGCGCCCTTCGGGATCTCGGTCGGCGCCGGCACCACGAAGCGCCCCTCGGACCACTCGTTGTAGATCAGGCCGGAGAAGGAGACGAAGCGACCGCTCTTGCGCGCTTGGCGCTCCAGCGGCGTCAGCCCCTGCAGCACCCGCGCCATCGTCACCCGATCCAGGTGCGGGTTGTCGTCCATGTCCACAACCACGACCCGCACGTCCTGGCCGGTCTCGCCCCTTTCCCACGGATCGAAGAACTCGTCATACACCCAGCTCATCCCGTCGAGCGGGGTCATCCCGAACAACTCCTCGCCGGCGAAGTCGATCAGTCGCATCAGGCACTCGCGCCGGATGTCGTGGCGCGGCTCCTCGTCGTAGACGACTCGGTGCAAAGCAGCGCCGCCGAACTTGTCCAGGTCCTGGTCGTTGGAGAAGAACTGGATCCAAGACCCGTTCTTGAAGTGCAGCATCCGCAGTTGCTTGTCCCACGCATGGCCGAACTGGCCGCCGTGAAGCTGGGACTTGGGCATCCACTGGCGGAACTTCTGCAACACCACGCCTTCCAGCGTGTTGGTCAGGTCCGGCGTGACGATGCGCGCGTAGAACGGAGGTTCCCAGCGGCGATACTGGCGCAGGTGATCGGGCACCATGTCCAGATCGACCGCCTGGAGCATCGTGTCCACCATCGTCGCGGTGGTCTTTCCTGAGCGGTTGCCGCCGAGGAACAGTCGCGTCGGCGGCCAGCGCTGGATCGCTCCTGGCTCTGCCTTGTGAAAGACGTGCTGCTTTGCGTGCGGCCGGTAGGCGAGCAGTGGATTGCGCTTGAAGGCTGACTCGAGCTTCTTGAGCTCCTCGGCGACGACGAGTTGCTGCTCAGGCGTGAGCCGTTCGACCGCGGCAAGGTCAATCTTCAGTCCGGCAAGGTTCATTTAGCCCACCCTTCCGTCCGAGAGGCATGTAGAGTCTGCGAAGGGTGTCCGCACCGACCCGTTAGGAGGCTTGAATGGAAGACACCGTTACGTCCAACGGCCGGCCGGCCGAGGAGGCAGCCCTCCCGGTGGCGTCCGAGAGTCCGGCGATCGCAGGACTACGCTCGGAGATGGCCGTGCTTGTGAAAAGGCGCGAGGAGCTTTTGGCGGCGATCAACGCGATCACGCCCGAGCTCAAGCGCTACGAGAAGGCGCTGGCGTTCCTCACCGGCGAGATCGCGGCACCGAAGAAGAAGGCTGCCGTCCAAAAGCGAGACCACACGAGAGTCAGCGACGATCGCGTCGAGCTGATAAGGCGGGCGATCCTGCTCTATGCCAGGGACCATGAGGAGTTTCGCCAAGTGGACCTGCGCACGGCCACCGGCTTTACGTCCTCGGTCATGGCGACATCGTTCGAGAAGCTGCGGCAGACCAACGTGATCCGCTTCGCGCGACAGGACGGCAACAACAAGTGGTATCGGCTGACCCGCGAGGCCGTCGGTAAGCCATGACTTCATCACGGGACAACGGCGACGGGCCGGAGCGAATCGACGTCTCTATCTGGGGGATCTCAGACACCGAGCTACTCGCGATCGTTGACGACCTGGCCGACGAGAACGGCTGGACGAACACCTTCGCTGTCAGAGTGCAGGTCGGCGAGGATCCCGAGCAGACCCGCCACAAGTCCGGCGTCGGCACGCGACTGGCGTGGATGAAGCGCTACGGCTGGTTGGAAAAGGGCGAGCGCTCGAGCGAGTGGCGGCTGACGGCGATGGGGCACCAGATACTGGACAACCCCAACCTGTCCAAGAGCGTCGAAGCGGCGATGGCCAAGCTCAACCCCGCGCAGCGGCTGCGGCTCACAAGGGAGATCGGCGAGATCGGCCATAACGCGCCGATGGAGATCCGGTCGGCGCTGCGCCGGCAGTGGCAGCGTTCGCTGGGACGATGACCCGCCGACAGACCTACGTGGCGCTCAACGCCGCGTGGGCGTCGGTTGCGACGTGCGCAGCAGCAGTCGCGGCAATCGAAGCAGCACAACTGCACCGATGGCTGACGTTCGTCTTCACGGCGCTCACGGCCATCGGTGCGAGCGCCGGCTGTGTGTTCGCGCTGCTGACACTGCGCTACGAGCGGATGCTGCACCGATGACGGGACGCTACATGCCCCACCGCCGCGCGTACTGGCCACGCTGGTGGCCGGTGGCGCTGCCCGCGGCTGTCGTGACCTGCGTCATGGTGATGCTGCTCAACCCGCCGATACTGCTGACGGTGATCGCCAGCGGCGCGTGGGGCTGGCTGGCGATGCAGGGCCGCCTCTGGATCTGGAAGCGCCGGCATCCGATGGTGAGCGTGCAGGAGTTGCTCGAGGAACGCAGACAGGCAGCGAGGTGGAACTGATGGCAGATGAGCGCAAGACCGTCGGCCAGCCGCACGACCGCCTGACACGGATGGCCGATGCGATGACCACGGCGATGGAGAGACACCCCGAGTACCGCAAGGGCGACCGCGCGATCTTGTTCTTGGAGGACGACGACAAGGGGGGCATCGTGCTGACCGGCTACGACTCAGACGTGGACGCGATGTCCTCGCTGTTCATACACCTGAAGGCGATCTTCAAGGTCAACGGCAGGGAGCTGATGGTCATACCGATCGGCAACGGATGATGCCTCGCCCCGACGACGAGCACATGAGCGTGCCCACCTGGAGGATGAAGCAGCTACAGGACATCGAGCACGCGGCCAGGGAGGCGGTGGAGCTGATCGCGGCAGAGCGTAGCGTGGGGTCTTGGCTTACGCCGTCGCAGGCCGATGCGCGGCGCGCGTCGGCGCTGGGCGTGGTCGGCGACCTGCTGACCGAGGCGCTGGGCGAATGATCTACTCGTGGACGCAACCGTGCTGCATCACCTGCTGGCAGGACCGTAACTCACTGAGAGAACCGATGCGACTGCGGGATCCCGAGACGGAGCTGTGCGTGTTCTGCGGCCGGCAGACCAGGGACGGGATCTACGTGCGAGTGGACCCCTCAAGCGCCGCTCACCCGAGCAGGATCAAATGAGCGACGACGAGCCGCACTTCTACGATCCCGACGGCAACCCGCTGACGTTGGGGGAATGGGCAGAGATGCTCGAGTCGAGCAGGCAGGACATGAGCGAGCGCTCGTGGTGGCGCTGGCACACCGAACTGGAGGGGCTACGGGTCTCGACCGTCTGGATGGGCCTGGACCACTCATTCCTGCCGGGAGAGCCGGCAATGTTCTGGGAGACGATGATCCTCTGCGACGACGACAGCCATGAGCTGGATAACCGGCAATGGCGCTTCGGGTCCAAGGAGGCAGCGTTCGCGCACCACGAATGGGTGGTCACGGCGGTGAAGCGGAACCTCGACCCCGACGCCGCGCTGCCCGCAGAGCACGATTGAGCTGCGCCTTCTCTGAGCCACCGGCTCGATCGGGGCGGTAGGGAGTCTGCGACTTGGGGATCTGGCGACCACAACCCACGCACTCCAGGGCGGGGATCAGCGCCGAGTAGACCGGCACGAGCCTTGCACCACACCGATTGCAGGCCACTAGACCCGCGACGGCGGCTGACGGTAGCGCGGGGGCGGCTGCCGGGTGACCTTGGGGCGCACGCCGATCACCCGCTTGCCGGTGTCCGAGCCATAGGGCAACCGCTGGCGGAAGCCTCCCCCGGGCGGGTAGATCGGCGGCGGGATGGAATCCCAATGGTGGACGATGGCTTGCGCCAGTGTGCGGCGGCCACCGCCGCCTCCGCTACTTGCCATTGTCATTAGGTACACCTCCTCGAGTTAGCGCAGGACCGCCCGAGCCGTGCAACCCGGGAAGGCACACCACACCTTGCCCTCGGACTCCACGGCCTTGGCTTGGGGGTGCTCGGCACAACCGCCCCACGTATACACCGGAGCCGGTCGCTCGGGTTCGGCCGGCGACTCGAGTCCAAACGTCTCGGCCACATACCGCTCGGCCTCGGGGCGATGATCCGCCAGCGCGGCCTCGATCATCCGACGCAACCACGTCGAGCGAGGCACGTCTCCTCTGGCCTCGTCAATCCGTCGCCACAGCTCCTGGGGAAGGCTGATGCTCCTTTTGCCACCAGTGGCATTCATGCCACCAATGCTACCTCGATAAGCCTCTCAAATGCGGGTCGGGTAAGCCCTCTCAAATGCGGGAGGGGGAGGGGGTACGTGATGTGTCGTGCGTGCGCTCGTCGCCCACCCCCCGCGTGCGTGTGGGTGCGGGCGGGCGCGTGTGGGCGGGCGCCCGCGGCCTGGCCATACCCTCCACGACGGCCGACGCCATCGCCTTGTGTGGCCTGCGATCGCAGCGTTTGAACGCTTGCGCTCGAGCTGCTGCGCCTGCTGCTGCGCCAGTCCGCTATTTGCAGGGTCGCGCGAGCTGCGCTCTCTGTGTACGCAGTCCCTGGTCTGCGTCTGATTTCGACAGTCAGACAGACAGCCTAAAACAGCGAAATCCCCCGTGTCCATTGGGATCGCGGAGATCTTTCCCCCGGTGTAACAACCTAGCGTCTATCCGTAGTAACTACTGATTCTCACCCTATTTGTGCCCTAGCGTATAAACGCTGTGCTACATTCTGCGCAGCAAGCCAAACCGAACGGAAGGAAACGGAAATGCACACACACACAGAGCTCGCAAGCATGGACCGATCGGAGCTCAATCGCGCGGCCGCTCATGCTCGTAACGCTCGGGACGCCTATGCGCCCGGAAGTCTGCCCACGGACATCGCAACCAACCTGCAGCGGGTACTGGCCGAGCTCGAGCGGCGCAAGTCCCCGCGGCTGCAGGCTCGAGCCGCTCTGACTGGCAAGTCATAAAAGCGTTCAAACGCTCGCGCGGTAGCTGGCGCCAGAGGATTTCGAGATCCTCGCGAGCATTGGGGCGATTGCCCTTGAAGGTGCCCGACAGCCGCTCTAACGACTGTCGGGCAGACAAACCGAACGGAAGGATTCGAGATGTCAGCAGCAGAGGATAACCGCGACCACGTGAGGATTGCGGACACAGGCGAGCTCGAGCTTGCCTGTGGACCGCTCACGTGGGATGGAGAGCCGCTCTATTCGGCGCCGACGGTACGTGAGACGTTGTTTGCTCGTGAGGCGTTCGCACAGATGCGCGGACAGACCGCGCTTGACACCGATGGCTCGTAAGCGCGATACCTGCAGGATGCGGCCGCTTGCCTGTGATGGTTGCGGGTATCGCGTCTACAGCACCCGCGCTTGGATGACTCGTGGTTTGCCGGCCTGCTTTTGCGGCGCCGGCGAGCTGCGCCCGACTAAACCCGCTGATCTCGCGTTCTGCGGTCTCGTGGGGCCGGAGGATATGTCACAAGCCGCGTGGAATAAGATCGCCCGCGCCGAAGGATGGGCGATTGTCCGTAACCAGGGGCAAGCCTCGAGGCGTCTGAGTGAATCGGTTATCGGCGAGGCGCCGATCCGCGCGCATTGCGCCTTCCCTGGTTGCGGTATGTGGGTCAAGGCCGGCGCCGAGCATTGCAGCGCTGGACATCCTCAGGCCGATGATGGGGAGCTCGAGGCGGCGCCGTTCTAGGGGATCGTTTGATCGGCCCAGGGAGCTCGCGCGTGCGCGCGTGGAGCTCCGTGGAGCGGTGGCAATCCCGTCAACGCTAGGAAGGCAGACAGATGTCAGATGAGATGACAATCAAGACAAACAACGTGCCGCGCGACGTGCTCGAGGCGTTCGAGCTCAGCGCCGGCGAGCGGGCGCAGTTCGACTATCTGAACTGGCCCGCGCTCGAGGCCGGCGAGGATTCGGCGAGCTTTGTGCGCTTCAAGGGCGAGCTCTACGACCTAGGCGAGTTCTCCACTACTTCGGGAATGCCGGAGTTCTCGCCGTTGCGCGCGTGGGACGGATACCTGTCGGACTCCTACTTCAGCGGGATCCTGGTGCGCTACTGCGAGCACTTCGAGCGGGTGATCGTCGCGACGTTCTACGCCTGATTGTTTGATCGGCCGCGGGCGCCTGTAGCGGTTTACGGGCGCCGGCGAGCGATGGCAATTCGGCAATCGCTGTAAAGGAAGGATTCACGATGCACCCTGCATACACAGAGGAAAAGGCGCGCGCCGATCAGCTCGCGCGCGACGGTCTAAGCGTGCTGTCGATCAGTCGTGAGCTCGGCGAGGAGTTTCCCTCGCTGGCGATGTATGAGCGCGACACAATCGCGCGCGTGGCGTTCGAGCACGCGCCCGATTACGGCGAGATCAGCGAAGACCAGTCGCCGGAGGACATCGCCCGCGCGGTCGAACAGGCAAGCGAAGACGCGCGCAATGTCTGAGCTTCCCCGTAAACAGTGGCGTTATCGCGGCGTCGGCCGGTTTGTGGTCGGGCAGCTCGCCGGCGAGCGGTTCGACATCTACCGCGGCGCCAACACCTTCGAGGGCGCGCGCAAGGCACGGCGGGAAGTCTCGCATTGGCCTAACGCGAAGATCTTCGACCAGGCGCTAGACGAGTTTGTGTCTTAGCGTATATACAGTCTGCTAGAGTGATCTGCTCGGCCGCGGGCGCCTTGGAAGGCTCGAGGCGCCGGCGAGCGGGGATCACCCGCCTAGACAAACGAACGGAAGGAAAGCAGCAGATGTCAGCGAAGGACGCAGTACTGCAGAAAACCGGCTCGCACTCCGTCAGCGACGACGGCAGCTCGCGCGCCGAGGGGTTCAGTAGGGAGGAGGTATACCTCTATTTCTCGGCCAAATGGCGCGGTAAGCCGGTGGTGGTAACGATGTCGGCCGATCGGTACGCGCACTCGAGCGGTATGTCAGGATGGCGCGTCTACGCGTCCGAGGCACGCCTCGAGGATCCCGAGCGCAACGGCGGCCGCGGCGAGTCTGTGAGCGGCACAGCGCGCGCGGCGCTTAGCAAGTTGTGCGAGCCGATGGCTACGGAGTGGCTCGAGTCCGAGGCATACGCGGCCAGCTTCCAGCGCGCGCTAGCTCACATGGTCATGCGCAAGTTTCGCGACGAGTACCGCGCAACCCGCGGCGTCGCTGAAGCCCTGGCAACGTTCAAGACTCGGCTAGCGCCGGCCACCTATCAGGCGATCAGCAACGCGCTCGAGGCGTGGCGAGCCTTTGAGGCCGCCAAGGCGCAAGCGTTTGACGCGATCAAGGTTGCCGAGGAGCTCGACCAGCTCGCCCAGGCGGTGAGTGCGTGAGTCCCGCCGGCACCACGGCCGTCGTCTGGACCGCACGCAACGGGCGTAGCGCCGAATGGCATTACGCCCGCGCCGACGATGCCGAACGCGTCGCCGCGCAGCTTCGGCGCGGTTGGCGCAAGGACGCGCACACCGAAACCACGCGCGAGGCGAGCTCGTGAGTCCCGCCGGCGTCGGTGCTGCCGCATACCGGGCCGCACGCGATTGGGCGAGGGCGCGTAATGCGCTCTCGCTCGTCGTGCTGGCGCCGTTCCTGCTGATCGCCGGCGCCGGCCTCTCGGCGATGATCGTGGGCGCGGTCTTTGGGATCTGCTTCGTCCTGTACTACGGATTCGCGCACGCGCCGCTATGGACGCTCGCCGGCCTGGCGGCCTGGTGCGCGTTCGCCTACCTGATGCACCGCTTCGGCGATACCTTCTAGCGCACGAGAAATGGACTATGGAGATCGGACGCCTACACATCGACACGGCACTACGCCTCTGGCCGAGGTTCTACTTCGCCCGTACTGACGGCGGATTCGTCCTGCATCTGTGGCGAGTCTGCGTCACCCGGAACGCCTCATTTGAGCAGACGGTCCGCGAGGCGATCAGCCGGGAAATCGCTGACTTTCTGCCGGACTACCCGGATGGCGGGCGCACGCTCGACGCCTGCGTTGACCGCGTGATGGCTGTCCTGAGCAGCACACGATAAAGCGGAGGATTTATGGGAACCGAAAGATGGGCCGTGTCATGGGTCGATCGGATTGACGGGCGACTGAAGGAATCCCGCTATGCGACTGAGGATGAGGCGCGTCAACGGGCGGCAGAGCTTGCCAAGGCCGCGTATGCGTTCGACGTGCGCGTGACCGACATGCACGCCCGATAACTATCTTATGAGCACCCTGGGGGGTTCCTTCGCCGATGGCGGGGGGACCCCCTTTCGTTTGCCCGCTGAGGCGACGGGTATCCTCTCGTCGCGCGCCGGAGGGTGGGGGCTGTGTATCCGCCTGGGCTGCAGATCACTGGTCACCCTTGCCCGCCGGCGCGTCAAAGACCCGTAGACGGGTAGACCTTGAGCGTGACCATTCCGCTGACACCGCTGGCCGTGCTGCTGCTGGGGATCTGGGCGTTGCTGCGCACCTTGGGCAACGTCAGCAAGACCGCAGCTCTCGTGCTGATAATCATCGCGATCGTCCTGGCGATCATCGACATGATCCGCCCCTACGCCGGCCGGCGAGTCGTCCCGTAGCTGTGGAGGTGGCGCGTGTTGCAGCGCACGCGCCACCCCGCAATCCCCCGGCCCGTGTGGGGGAAGCTAGCCGCCGAAGGTGACGCGCTCGAGGCGGGTAATCCGCTCCTCGAGCTCTGCGATTCGCTCGGTGTGGCCTTCGTCGCCGACGGCCTTATCGAGCGCCTTGCGGACCATGAAGTCGGTCCGGGTCAAGCCCAGCCGCTTGGCGCGTTTGTCGATCTCGGCGAGCTCGGCCGGCAGGATCTTGATCGCGGTCAACTTGCGATCCGGGTGCCTGGCGGCGATTCTCGGGCCTGGTTTGGTCGTAGCCATAGCCGTCGAGGCTAGCAGACCGTATATACGCAGGCGCTTAGGTGAGCTCGGGCAGGTGTGCGGGCTGGCGCCGCCGGCGCGGGCGCTGGTAGCCGAGGATCGTCTGCAACGCCGACGGGCGCCAGCGCTGCGCGCCTCTGATCGTCGGCACCGCTTCTCGGTTGAGCACCTCACAGATCCCCCGTAGCGTGGCGCCGTTGTCGCGCATCTCCTTGATGAAGCCGGCGACGTCGGCGACGTCTGAGACGTTGCCCTGGTTGGTCGGCAAGCCTTGCGCGCGGATCGCGGCGAGCGCGTCGCTCGTGCGCTGCCCGATCGCGCGCCGCTCCCATTGGGCGACGGCCATGATGATGTGCGCGATCAGCTCGCCGGTCGGTGTCGAGGTGTCGAGCTCGAAGTCCAGGGCGATCAGCGCCACGCCGGCGTCCTCGAACCACTGCAGCAGCATCGCGAAGTCCACGAGCGACCGCGTAAGCCGGTCGAGCTTGGCGACGGCCAGCGCATCGGCTTCGCCTCGAGCGAGCCGCTCAAGCAGCGCGTACAGCGCCTGACGGTCTAGATCCTTGCCCGAGCCCATGTCGCGCACGACCTCGAGCAGCTCCCAGCGGCGGAAGTCAGCAGCAGCGATGAGACTCGTCTCCTGGGCATCGAGTCCGGCGCCGGATTCCTCCTGCTCGCCGGTTGATACTCGGGTGTAGCCGAGCACTCGCAAATCTGTAGGCTGGTGCTGCATCGGATCAGAGTCACCCCTCTGGTTCGGTGAAGACCCGGTTGGCCTCACCGCCGGCCGGGTCGCTGTTTGGCGATAGGTCAACCCACGGCCACTAGCCACTACGACGGAATGCTGTCGGCGCTCCGCGGCGGGTTGCGAGCGATCATATCAGCAGCAGCAGCAGGGGATTTCAGTCTGAGAATCCGTCCCTGCTGCTGTCTGTCTGCCGTCCCCACACACCCCGCCCACCGCCCCCCCAAGGTTGGTGCAAACGGCACGCTGGCAAAGTCCCTCTGACGGACGACTTGCCGATCCTGCGTCCCGGTAGAATGCCGGCGGGTAGACCCGGCGCTAGTCGGAAGGCTTGCTCGCCTACTCGGCTTGGTACTGCACTCTGCGTATTCGGTTCCCGGCTGGCGCCGGTCTTTGCTCAAAGGGTTGGGGCCATTGCCTCGGCGAGGTGCTCAAGGTCGGTGCGGAGCGCGAGTACCTCGTCAGGCCGGCCTTCGCGCGCGGCAGCGCGGATCCGCAGCGAGATCGAACGGGCGCGCTCGAGGCACAGCTCCACCCGCCGCTCGCGCTCGTGGCGCGCTCTGGCGCCGGCGGCGAGGTGACGCAGCTCGTCAGGGCTGAGCGCCTCCGGTTCTCCGAGCATCCCCATCGCGGGGTTGGAGGTGTAGCCCGAGAAGGTGCGGCGGTGCAGGAAGCGCGGCGGGTCGATCAGCCGGAAGCGGACGGTGTAGATCTCCTGGCGCGGGTCCAGCCCGCGCCGGCGCGAGATCCACTCGTCGTAGAAGTCGCGCTGAGTCTTGAATCCGCACGCCCGAAGCGTCGGGTAGTCGAGCTCGAGCAGCGTCGTAAACGCCACCTCGGTGACGTCGATCGCGCAGACCTCGGGATCCTGCTGCTCCTCGAAGCGGCCGGCGGTGCGTAGCCGCTCATTGCGCCTGATCGTCAGCGAGTCATGCACGCAGTAGGCATCAGCTTGCACGCGGCCGGTGGACACGAGCGCCGACGCACGGCGCTCGAGGATCCGGCGCGCGGTCGGGTGCGGCAGCACGAGCGGCCAGCGGTTCACCGAAGGCGCCACCTCACCGAACACAGGTCGCCGCAGCCGATCGCGCTGCGAAGGTTGACGTTGAGATCGAACGTGCGCCCGTTGACGTATGGGCCGTGGTCGGCCATCGTCGCCGTGACACAGCCGCGGCGGCAGATGCGGATGCGCTGCCCGCAGCGCAGGAACAGGCTCGCGAAGCGGTAGCCGTTCTGCACGTCATCGACGCCGCAGGCGCCGCCCCCGTGCTCGGCGTACCAGGAGGCGAGCGCCGACCGCATCGGCGGATCTGGTTTCGGTTTGGGCCGCCTGTGCTTCTCGCCCAGCGGTGTCCACGAGAACACAGCAATGGCCGCGAGTGGGGCGAAGTAGCGGCTCACGTCGGACGATCCCCCTGGCGCTCGGCTCGCCACTGCTCGAGCAGCGGCCGGTCGCGCAGCTCCCACAGGTGCAGAACGTGCGGGTGAACGTTCATCCACCACGACCGCGGTGGCACTCCGACCACAAACGGCACGCCGGGGCGCAGCTCGTGGGCGGTCGCAACGAGCTCCTCCCAAGACGGCACTCGCCCGTCGCGACCGACGTCACCGTAGCGCAGTGATATATGCCAGCGCTCGTCGTCGTCGGCGATCGGATCTCGGCTCATCAGCGCGGTCAGCCCGTTGGAGTGTTGGAAGGACCGCGGCGTCGGCCCGCGCAACTCCTTCCACAGCTCAACCAGCGCTGGCGGTGGCGGGACTTGGTGCCAGCCCATCAGAACGGGTCGTCCTCTGAGCTCTCAAGCACGAGCGACGTCTCGACGTTGCCATCGCGCGACTCCTTGAAGTTGCCGAGGCTGTCGCGCGTCCATTCGGCCGAGCCGGTTTCTTTCTGCACCTTGCGCGCCAGTGGGATCGCCATGTCCCGGAACCCGGTGACGTCGCCGAATACGGCGCGCAGCTTCTCGCCCTCCCAGCACCGTAGGCAGTGGCCCTCCTTGAATCCGCCACCGCCGCTGCTGGCAGGGTTGACGTAGCCGAACGTCAGCTTCCAGTGCGCCGGCACCTCGATCACGAAGTCGCCGTTGCGGCCAAGCACTAGGTACTTGATGATCTCGTCGGGATCCTTCTGTCGGTTCGCCATCACCGCACCTCCGACGGCGCCGAAAACTCGGCGATTACGTTGGGCGTGGCCGTGTCAAAGCCAACGACGTCGAGCATCCCCCGGTCCGTGGGGTCGGCGATCGAGAAGTCGTTGGCGGCCATGCCGACCACCACGAGCTTGGCGTTGATGCCCGAGCGCCGGCGGTACTCCCGCAGCGCCTGCACCGGATGGATCGAGCCGGCCCACGTCTCCGAGTCGGTGTAGACGATGAACGTGTCCACCTCGAGCTCCTCGGCGGTCGCGTAGAGCATCGGCACGGCGCAGTCGGTGCCGCCGTGAGGCAGTTCGGTAAGCGCGCGCACGACGTCATCGAGCCGGTTGCCCTTGTCCATCGTGAACTGCAGGAACTTGGTCGTAAACGCGGTGAGGTAGTGCTTGGGCTCGACGGCGACCGTGACCATCGCCATCGCCGCCGCCCCGACGCGAGGGGTGATCCCAGGCATCCCGGCGATCTCGCCCCAATCCATCGAAGCCGAGATGTCGAGCGCCAGCATCGTGCGCTTGCCGCTCGCCTTGACGTTGCCAAAGGCGGCGTAGAAGGCGTGGTCGAGCGCCTCCACTACCTGCGGCACGGGCGTCCAGACGCCGGCGCCTCGAGCGCTGTGTCCCTGCTCGTAGGTCTTCAGCGCCACCAGGATCGCGAGCGGATGCACGCGCGCCTTGCGCAGCCGCTCTCCGTCTACGATCTGCGCGCTTACCTGTGCTGCTGCGTCTGACAGCGGCTTGAGCAGCCCGATGCGGGTCATCGTCGCGAGGTTGCGGATCAGCGCCGTCATCGGCATCCCGTTCTCGAGCAGCGCATCCCAGACCGCCGGCGAGTTGAGGTGCAAGGGGTTGATCGCCTCACGCGGCAGGTTCGGGTGCTCGCGCAAGACGTCGATCGTCTCGCGCGGCGTGAGGACCGTTTGGGCGCGCTCGAACGCGCCGATGAGCTCGGGCAGCTCGCCCTTGAGCCGCTTGCCGACCGTCCACGCAAATAGCCGATCGAGCTCCCCCCCGCGCTCGGGGCGCGGCTTGCACAGCCGCAGCACGTCGCGGTGCGTCCAGCCACCGCGGTGGCGGTACTTGATGAGCTGATAGGCGAGATCGTCGCGCTCGTACCAACGCGCAACGGCGCGGCGCATGAGCGGCCCCCAGCCGCGGAACTCCTCGGCGTAAGTCAGGAACGTGAACAGGTGCGTGCCCGTCCTGCAGACCGCGCCGAGCGCGTCGAACGCCAGCCGGCGGGTTCGCAGGTTCTCGCTCGAGGCGGCCAGCGCCAGCGCGAAGATCGCCGGATCGTTCTTAGCCGCGCGTCCGCCGAGGCTGACGTCCACGATCTCCCTCACGGCGCGCTCGCCGTCGATCTCGATGCAGCGCCGAACCGCCTTCGCGCTCGAGACCGTGAGCTTGCGCTCTGAGACGTAGTAGGTGCCGCCCTCGGTGCCGAGCACCAGGAAGCGGTGCAGCGCCATCCAGTCATCGACCTGCCAGGCGTGCCCGCCGGCCGAGTTGGGCACCTGCCCGTCCAGCGGCTCAGACTGTGGCGTGCGGCGAGTCGAATACTGCTTGAGGTAGTTCACGGCAGCCTCCGTCGAATAACGAGCGTGCGAGCGAGGTGTGTGAACCGGTGTTCCACGGTCCCCAAGAGACCGGAGAGACAGGGCTCCACGGCTCTGAAGGAGCCGAGGCAGGGCTCGAACCTGCGTGCGCCAGCGATAACCGGCATCACTCCGGCCCGCACGTCGTCGGTGGTTGAGTGGAGCCGCGCGGGCGAGGTGCCACGAGCCGATGACAAGTGCTCTACCAACTGAGCTACACGCGACGCGCGACACCGCGCGGCGGGAGTCGAACCCGCGCACTCTTGTTCCAGATAACCGGCATCGCTCCGGCCCGCGCGGCCGGAGAACGGAAGGTCATGCGGGCGAGGGGTGCGTGCCGGATAGTGGTTGACCAACACCCGCACGCTCCGAGGAGCGCGGCTGGGATTCGAACCCAGGTTCTCTCTTAGCAGGAGATAACCGGCGGCGCTTCGGCCCGCATGACCGAAGCTAAAGACGCTGGGCGAGTAAACGCGACGGGGGATCATGTCAAGAGAACCCGTCAGCTCCGGCCCAGCAATTGCGACTGTACTTCATGGCGGGTATAGCAGCGATAGGGGAATGTCCAGTGCTACGGCGATCTTGTCGGCGACGTCGATCCGCACGCGCCGGCTCTCGCCCGAGCGCACGCGCCAGATCGCCCGCGCGCTGAGTCCAGCCTCGAGCGCGAGCGACTCCCAGAGATCGGGCAAGCCGTTGCCACTGTCGCGGCCGTTGCGCAGCTCGCGCGCCACGTAGGCGTTCATCGCGTCGAGCAGCGGCTCGAGCTCGAGGTAGATCCCCTCGGCGCGGTCGATCACCGTCACCCGATGCCGGAACGCGCGCGCTGACATGCCGTCGCGGCGACGTCGCGCGTCCTGCCAGAAACGCCGGTACTCGCGTTTGCGCTCGACCTGCTCGAGCGAGCGGTCGCGATACAGCGTGCGCTGGTAGGCGAGCTGGCAGCCTCGGCAGCGAGCTCGCAGCCCTCGGGGCATCCGCTCGAAGTCGTTGACCTGGCGCCAGCGACCGCAGCCCGAGCAGAACTTGCGCCCCAGCACGATCGGGTTGCCGCCCGGTCCGGTCCGCCTCAGCTCTGAGGGCGGCGGCCTCACGGGACATTGATCGCCACCGTGCAGCCCTTCTCGTCCTCGAGCACGCCGATCGGCGTCTGGACCCCGGTGAAGCGAATCGTGATGAAGCCGAACGCTGTGCGCTTGGTTGCGCTTACGACGTCCAGCTCGTGGTCCGTCTGCAGCTCGCGCAATGATCTCGCCAGCTCCATAACGCCGATGCTCATTGCTCCTCCTCCTCGGTGGCATGATCGACCCAGCAGTGGCGCGCGTAGCAGCCCCAGGGCGGGCATTGGCCGCCACACGGGGGAGTCTCTCTACCTACATCAGCGCACGTTCGGCTAGCCGAGTGTGTACCAATGTTGCTAGACTGCCCGCCATGAAAACTACCGCAGGTATCTACGCCCGGATCAGCGAAGACCGCGACGAGACCCAAGCCGGCGTCAACCGTCAGCTCGAGGATTGCCGGGAGCTTTGCGAGCGCAACGGGTGGACTAGAGCCACCGAGTACATCGACAACGACGTCAGCGCCTACAAGGGAGGGAAGCGACCCGAGTACCAGCAGATGCTCGCCGACCTCGCCGACGGGCGGATCAACGCCCTGGTCGTCTACCACCAGGATCGGCTGTGGAGACGTCCGCGCGAGCTTGAAGACTTCATCGAGATATGCAACCGCGCCAACGTGACGAAGCTCGCCAGTGTGTGCGGCGAGATCGACCTTGCGACTGACGATGGCCTGATGAAGCTGCGGATCCTCGGCGCCGTGGCGCGCAACCAATCCGACGCCACCGCGCGACGAGTGCGACGCAAGGCGCTCGAGATCGCCCAAGCCGGCGGCATCGTCGGCGGCGGTCATCGTCCGTTCGGCTTTGAGGACGACGCGGTGACGCTCCGGCCCGAGGAAGCCGAGATCATCCGCGACCTCGCCGAGCGCGCAATCGGCGGCGAGTCGCTGCAGTCGCTCTGCCGAAGTCTCAACGAGCGCGGAGTGCGCACAGGCGCCGGCGGCCAGTGGTTGCCGTGGCCGCTGAAGCGGCTGCTGCGGTCCGCGCGTATTAGCGGCCAGCGGGAGCACAAGGGCGAGATCATCGCGAAGGCGAAGTGGCAGGCGATTGTCTCGCCGCAGCAGACCCAGGATCTTCGCGCTCTGTTTGATGACCCCAAGCGCAAAGCCACCAGGGCTCCGCGCCGCTACCCGCTGCGCGGCTTGCTGCGCTGCGCCAAGTGCGGTGAGATTCTGCGCGCGCGCCCACGCGACGACGGCAGGCGCCAGTATGTCTGCGCCAAGGACGTCGGCGCCCCGGGCTGTGGCGGCAGCTCCACGCTTGCGGAGCCGGTTGAGGAGTACGCCACCGAGTTCGTACTTCACGCGCTGGACACCCCCGCTCTCGCCAAGGCGATTCGTGGGCAGCGTCTCAAGGGACCCGACGGTGAATGGCAGCGAGTAGCCGATCGGGCGACGACTCGGCTTGACGAGTTGGCTGAGACCTACGGTAAGGGCGCGATCTCGCTGCGCGAGTGGCTCGCGGCGCGAGACCCGCTGCAGGGCAAGCTCGATGAAGCGAATCGCCGGATGGCGCGTGACAAGCACCTCGCGCTGCTGAGTGAGCACGTCGGCAAGGGTGCCGAACTGCGCAAGCGCTGGCCGGCCCTCGGCGTTGACCGTCAGAACGCGATCCTGTCTGCGGCGCTGCTGCACATCGAAGTTGGTCCAGCGCTGCGGGGTCGCAAGCGGTTCGACCCTGATCGCTTCAAACCGATCTGGCGACACTAGGCAGCGTCCTCTCGCGGCTCGTCGCGGGCAACCGCAGCGATCTTCTCGAGCACATCGGGGTCGGTGATCGTGGGCGGCAGTCCCTGCTCGCGTCGCGTGCGCGCGGAGTCCTCGCGGGCGACTTGACGGATGCGCTCGCGCTCGTCCTCATCCATTTGTCATCCGCCTCCCTTCTGGTTGCCAAGGTAGTCGAGCTCGAAGGCGAGCGCGCGTCGCTGGCGTATGGGGATGCTGCCTATCGTGCGCCAGGGGTTTGTGATCTCGCACTCGTTGAGCACCCTCTTGGCGCGCGCCTTGCCGAACCGCGGCAGGATCAGCAGGAACTCGCCGATTTCCATTGAAGCGACCGGCTCGAAATCGTCGCGCAGTATGCGCGCAGCCTCCCGCGCCGCGCCGCGATAGCCGAGCGCGTACATCTGCTTGCGCAGCGCCGCATGGTTCGACCGGACCTCGTTGGCGCGGCTGAGCGCGCGCAGCTTCTGAGCGACCGTGACGGTCACGCCGGCCTGCCGATCGCAAACAGCGAGCGCAGCGGGACACCGACAGTCAGACCGCAGCAGTCGCACTCAAGCGCCAGCACCGGGTAGCTGATCTCGGTCACGAGCATGTCGCCGTCACAGTCTCCCTCGTCGTCGGCCCACAGGCGGGCCTGCATCTCCTCGTGCGAATCGACAACGGATCCGATCGGGAAGCGCTGCGCGAACTCGGCGAAGCGCTCACGGCGTAGTTGCCCGTGGCGCCTGACTCCGAACTCGGCCGTCTCCTGGTCGTCCAGCCCGCCGGCGCGGATCTTCTGGGCCAGCAGCCCGGGGCCGACGTTGTTGCGGCTCTTGCGAGCGTCCCACCAGTGGCAGGCGCCGATGATCTTGTCCGGGTCGGCGTACTCCAAGAGCTCTGAGGCGTTGTCGATCCCTCGAGCGCGCATCTCGCGCAGCGCTGTGGCCGCCTCGATCATGGCCGCTCCCGTAGCGCCAGCAGAGGCAGCAGATCTTCAAACGGCAGGGTGGCCATCACCGCTTGCCGCGACGGGCGATGCACCACCACGGGGATGTCGAGCGGGTTGGCGTCGCGCTGCACCTGATCGAACGCAGCAGCGATGTTGAGTCGCTCCTGGCGCTTGCACTCGAGATGCACGCCCTCGGGACCGCCGCCGATGTCGCCTCGAGCGGCTTGTACGTGCCCGTCGGAGGTGCGCTGAGCCTGCGGCCAGCCGGCGGCACGGAGCATCTGCACAACTTCGCGCTCAAATACTGCGCCCTTTGTTCGCGAGGCGGCGCCGGGATAGCGCCGTTTCGGCCGTGCCGGCGGTGCGCTCACGACGCCACCCGCAGCTCGTCGCGCAGCACATTGAGCAGCGTCTGCCGCGCCGACAGCACGCTCGCGGTCGCGCGCGTCCACGCCTTGAGCGCTTCGACCTCGGCCTGCTTTGAGAGGAAGCTGGCATAGGTGGCGTGATCCACGCCCCGCTGCGCCATCGCTCTGCGCACGTCCTCGGCGGGCATCCGCTCGCCGGTGTGCTTGGCCTCGTCGTAGATCGTTATGAGCTGCTGCTGCAAGTCGCGCTCGTAGCGTTGGGCGAAGCCGGCGAGCTCTTGGATCGCCTTCGCCAGCCGCCGCGCGCCGGAGTCGAGCGACCGCGCGTCAGCCTCGATCTGCGCCATCAGCTCGTGCGGGGTGGAGACGTCGCTCATCCGAGCCGCCACGGGCAATCCATGTAGGAGCAGGTGCCACAGAACCACGTCCCCGGCGCCGCGCCCGTCCAGTTGCCCGACTGCACGCGCCAGTCGAGCTCGATCGCAAGGGCGAAGATCCGGGCGCTCATGTGATCCAGTTGCGCGTCCGAGCGCCAGGTCGCGACCGACTCGGCGAACGGCTTGGTGGCCCTGACCATCGTGTCGAACACGAACCCCTCGGCCGGCGCACCCTCGGCGCGGCGCGCGGCGAGGTAGAGCGTCGGCTGCAGATCGGCGTGAGCATCCTTCTGACTCATGCGCTTGCCCCTGACCTTCAGGTCGCGCACGACGCCATCGGCGTCCTCGACGTCGATGAAGCCGACCACGTTCCAGTCGATCCCCGGCCACGACAGCTCGAACTCGCGCTCGACGGAGACGGGCACGACCTCGGGCACGATCTCTCGGTGGTACTTCTCGAGCACGACGACGCCTGAGTCCTTGAGATCGCCGGCGTTGTCGTTGCCCCACTCGACGGGCTCGCGGCTGATCCGGTCCTCGTACTCGGCGTCGAACTCGTCGCATACCTGCTCGACGCTGTAGGGCTCGCCGGTCTCGAGCTTCAGCGAATAGCTCTGCGCCTCGGCGGCGCCGACCGCCGAGCCAAGGATCATCTTGCCCGAGGGCGGCTCGTACTCGCGCTCGAGATAGCGCCGGCGCCAGCGCTCGGGGCATTGCGCAAATAGCCGAAGCGACGAGAGCGAGAGATGGTCCACGGGGAGGATGCTGGGCGCCTCGACTGCGGCCATGCGTTCACGCTTCCTCCGGCTCGCCGAGGAACACCGTGGAGAACTCCTCGTCCAACTCCTTGAAGATGTCCCGCAGGATGGTCTGCACGAACTCGACCGGCCGGTTGAGCCGGTAGCCGAGAGTCAGTCTGCCACCGCTGAGCCGGTAGCGCAGCCGCGCCTTGAGAAACCTGGGCGTCTCGCCGAGAAACGGCGAGACCATAAGCGAGAACTCGCTGGGCACGCTCAGTTGGCCGCTGCGACCGGCCTTGGCCTCGATCTCCTCGTCGTACTGCATCTGCACACTGCCGTCCTGCAGCCGGATCGCCGAGCGGAACGCGGCGGTCTGATGCGCGTGGAAACTCTGCGCGAGCTCGAGCAGATCGGCCGCCGGCGGCTCAGCGATCTCGGTCAGTCCGTCCTCGACGTGCTCGGCAAACGCGGTCTGAGACAGCAGTTGCCCGTCGAGCCGGGTCCAGTGCAGCCATTCGGCGGTATGAGCCATCTGCAGCACCGCGCGGTGGTCACGCCATGCGGGACCCTGCTCGAGCGAGTTGTCGTTGAACACGGCAACGACGCGCCCGCTGGTCGGATGCACCCAGATCGTTGTCCGGTCCGCGTCCTGGTGGCGGTTCACCAGGTCTTTGAACGCGCCGAGCGTCGCAGGTCGGTAGGCACCTTTGGGTCGCCGCGGTGCGGGCGCCCACTTCTCCGTCGAAATCAGCGCGTGACTGCCACCGTGCGGGACGATGACGTTGTAGACGGGGACGTCGGGATCAAGCGCGGCGGGCTCGGCCAGCGCAGCGCCGGCGTCGAGCGCGGCTTGGATTGAGTTGGGGTCCTCCATCAGGCCGCCGAGATGTCCTGCAACGGCAGCTCAGGCTGGCGCGGATCGGTGCGACTGAGGTTGCCGTGATCGTCGGCGAAGAACAGCGACGCGCCACGATCGGCCTCGGGCACCTTGGCCGAGATCGCATCCGAGACGATGTACTGGCCGCTCGCGCCGGTGGGCTTGACCGTAACGGTCAGCACCAGCGCCCCGACCTTGCCGTGTTCGGCGACGGCTTCCACGACCTCGCGCAGCCGGTCAGACAGTTCGCCGTGCAGACCACCGTTGCGCTGCTCGAGCAGGAACTGCCCGAACGGCTTGGTGGCGCTCACGATCTCGCCATGCTCACCCACTTGTAGCCTCCTCTGGTTGTTCGATGCCGCGCAGCACTGCGTCCATCGAGCCGGCGGGCAGCCGGTCCAGCGCACGCTTGAGCCACGCCTGCGCGTCCTCCTCGGCTTTCCAGTCGCGCTCCTCTGAGCCGGTCGCGACCAGGATCACGTTGGCCAGCGCCGACGGTGCCAGCCCTCGCGCGCCCGCGCGCGCGTTGATTAGCCCTCGCTCGCCGGTGTTGACGGGCCGCGCAGTCGCCTGCGGTGGCTTGGCCGTCGGCTGCGGCGCCTCGGCACGCTGCATGTTTGAGCGAGCCTGCGGGCGCCGCTCCTGCCGTGGCATGGCCGCGCTGCCGTCGTCGTCGTCGTCGGAGACCAGTCCGAGTGCGGCCATGTATGAGTAGCGCTTGGCGTATGTCGTCGCCGAGCCTTGCGACTGCGGGTCGATCTTGACGAGATGCAGTCGCATCGTGTCCGAGATGAACTGGCCGGAGTTGTGCAGCAGCACCGTCGTCAGCAGATCGCCCGTCTCATCAAAGCCGATCCACTGACTGACCGACAGGCCATGCTTGGCGAGCACCGGCGCGGAGACCTTGCGCACGGTCGCCAGGCTCGAGAACTTGCTGCCGAAGAAGGGGTTGTCGGTGTCCTTGGGGATCGCCCCGAACTCGCCCTGGGCGGCGCTCAGCGCGGTGGCGAGCTCGCCGAGCTGCTCGGAGTGCGTGCTCATCCGACCCTCGTCAGCAGCTCGAAGTGCTCGCGCAACATCGCGAAGTCAACGGGGAAGCGACAGGGAACCGCCGGCGCGACGGGCTTGGCCTCGATCGACTCGTCGGCGCGATGTACCTGCACGACGAGAATCACCAGGCCATCCTCGCGGCGCCAGCGCTGGCCGACCTGCACGATCTGGTGGATGCGCCTTCCCCTGCCCGTCGAAGCGAGGGTTGCGCCCACCTAGTCCCTCCCTACGAGTACCCCGTCGTGATTGGAGTGCGCGACGTTCTCGACGTTGCGGTGCGGGCCGCCGTACAAGTTGAGCTGAGCATCATGCTCGCTCATCGGCTTGGCGGTCCTGGCCGAGACGTAGCGGCGCATCAGCCGCGCAAGCAGCAGGATGCCCGCAAGGAAGACAGCAGCAGCGACCAGGGCGGCGAGTGCTCCGGTCATGCGGCCCTCTTGGCACGACGCTGCGCGCGCTCGTAGGCGATCTCCTCGGCCATGATGAGCCGCAGCTCGCCCGAAACGGTGCGCCCATGCGGGACGGCAACGTATTTGCGGAAGTCCGCGACAAGCTTGCGCTCCGTGATGATCGTCAGCCGCGTGAACGGTGTGCCGACGACGGATGGGTCTCGCTGACCTTCCCTACGCATCTTGTGCGGGAAGTTATCGCGATGAGATCACGCAGTCAAGACACAGGGCAGATTTATGTTTGCGAGTCGGAAATCTGGCGAGGTTTAGGCAACTTCTAACGCGGGACGCCGACCCTTCGCATATCCTGCGTATAACAACAGCGTTTACGCAGGAAACAAGGGGTGACTTGGATGGCATCGGCGCAGCAACGGAAGGCGATAGGCGCTCGGATCAAGGAGTTGAGGCTGCTCTCCGGCCTCACGCAGGCGACGATCGCCGAATACCTCGGCGTCAGCGTCAGGACTTACCAGAGCTGGCAGGGCGGAACGCATATACCGAGCGAGGAGCACCTCGACCGGCTGGCGGACTACCACGACGTGCCGGTGGCCTACCTCATCGCCGGCGAGGGACCGGAGGCAACCGACCTCCGCACTCAGATCGGCCGGCTGACGCGGGCCGTACCCTACGACCTCACCGACCGGCTGACGCGGGTTGAGCAGATGCTTGATGCCGTGTACGACCTGCTCGAGGCCGTCGTCGCGCAGCGAGGGGCAGAGCGCGCCGCGACTTCAGAGCCAGCAGCGTCCAAGGAAGGGCCTCCCGCAACTGGTCAGACTCGGGCAACAGGAGCACAACCTCAGTGAGCTCGGCAATCGCCGCGTCAAGGTGCTCGTCCAAATCATCCTGCTGCTCGCCTGCCACCAGCTCCAAACGACTCCCCGGCGATTGCACCGACACATCTCCTTCCTGAGAGATCCCTGAGAAGCTCAACCGCTAGAACCCTACATCTTTCGGTTGCTTGTAAAGAGGTTGATATCGGGGGTGCAGGCATGTTGCTGAAACGCGGAGAGCCCCCCCGGTAGGGGAGGCTCTCCTGGGGATGGATGCACCACTGATGCGTAGGGCGTGGGCACCCACCTCCCGCTCGGGGACGGGAGGCTTATGTAACGCCCCCGAGACCGTTTAGCGACGCCGGAAGCGGGCGTATGCAGCAACTAATGCGATCGCCACGACGATCGCCACGACGATCCAGAGCACCTCGCTCATCGCAACTTTGAGCCGTTGTAGCCGCCGATCGCCAGCAGCAGCGCAGCGGTCACGATCGCCACGTTTCGGAAGTAGTCGGTCACCGGATAGCGCGGGTTGAAGACCGAGATCAGGCCGCCGACGACCACGGTAAACATCACCAAGCCGATCGCGAATGTCCAAGGCACCGTCGCCAGCGACTTCAGCCACTGCTTGCGAAGCGGCGGCTCAGGCGGCATCTTCCTCCTCCTCCACCACCGTGGCGTCGGCGACGTCGGGTGGCTCGAGCACGCCGATCGCGACGAGACCGCGCAGGATCTCGGCGACGTCGCGGCTCTCTGAAATCTGCGTCGGGCGACCGCTCAGCAGCAGCATTCGATCAGTCGAGACCTGCATCACCCTGGAGAGGTTGGCCGCGGCTCGGGCGGGATCCTCCTCCTTGCCGGCGAGCAGCCGCTGCTTGGCCTGGTCGAGCGCGATCATCTGAACGCCGAGTGCGGTTGCCGCCACCTCGCGCATGTCGCCGGCGAGCGTCGCCTCGAGCTCGGCTACGTGCTTCTCGCGCAGCCGATCGTATTGCTGCGCCCACTTGCCCCTGCGCCACTGGTGGAGCGTGTCCTTGTTGGGGCTGAGACCTTTCTCCTGCTTGAGGAACTCCAACGCAGTGGTGACGTTGCCCGAGCACATCACCAACGCCAGCAGGCAGGTCATCACCTCCTCGTCGGTGTAGCCCTCGCGCCCTCGGTCGGTCCGCGCCAGCTCCGGCTTCGCCTTCATTTGCGCTGCCGCTTGCGCAGCACGCTCTGGACCGACTGCTTCTTGCTCGCGGCCTCGGCCATCGTCCCCTTGCCGTACTTGTTGGCGCCGATCGTGTACGCCAAGCCACCGGGACTCTTGACCCCCTTGGCGGCGAGCTGGGACGCCAACTTGTCGAATGCGCTCTGTGCCATGCCTTCTCCTTACTTCTTCTAGAACGGCACCCGCTGGCCGAACGGCCCCGGGCTACCGCCATCGGCGTATCCGATCTCAAACCATCCGGGCACCGTGGCATTGCCGATCCCCGTCGTGCCCGTATGCGAAATCACCTGCCCCGGCCTCACAGACTGCCCCGGCTTCACAGCCGAAAGCGTGTGCCCGAAATACAGCGTCCTGCCAGCGAACGGGCCGCTGGTGAAATGGATCAACGGATATCTTGGTCCAAAGCCGCCCGGGTTTGACAGGACGTTGACGACATGCCCGTTGCCGTTAGCGACGATCGCGCCGCCAGGATTCGTCTGCCCATCGCGTCCTTGGTCCTTGCGGCCGACGATGTACTTCGCGCCCGCCGGCAAGAAGCCGCCGGCGATGTTCGACATCTTGAGCTGCTGCAACTGTGGATGCGCAGTCAATGGCTGGCCACCGGCGAGACGCTGCAGCTTGGTCTGCGCTGAGATGTAGTCGTTTCGGTTGGGCGCTTTGGTCGTCAGCAGCCCCGAGGTGAACAGCGGATTGGGGCCGAGGTTCGCCTTGGGGCCGATCTGGAACGGGTTGGTCGCCTTGGAGAGGTAGCTGCCGGCGATGAAGCGCCGCTGCGCCTGCTGGTAGCCCGCCTTATCAAACGCCTGCACCTGTGTGGTGCCCCAGCGAGCGCCGTCCACGCCGCTCGCCGCGCTGGCCGCGCTGCCGCCGCCGCCGCCAATGCCGCTGACTGATGGGTTGTTACGCCCGTAGCTGGCGTACAGCGATCCGAGGCTCGGGTAGCCCGAGCTCGCCCAGCCGCTTCGCTGTAGCGCGGAGATCTGCGCCTGCGGACTTTGACCGGCTGTGCTGAGGATCGAGCGGATCCCCGAGGATGCGCGCCCGAACCCCGGGATCGACGTCCTACCGGCGACCCAATTGGCCGACAGCTTGGCCGCTGCCACGGGGTCGCGCCATGCAGGGTTGCCGGCACCCATCGGGCCGGAGTCGGTGATCCCGATGTTGAGCCAATCCTGCGTCCCGTGGTAGCCGGAGTGCGCGCCCACGGGCTCCTCGGCGGCAACCTGCGCCGACACGACGCCCGGATGCAGGCCGGTCATCTTCGAGTAGGTCGCGATGAACTTCTGCTGGTTGGGGGAGAAGGACGTCATTGGAAGAAACCGCTGCCGGCCTTGGGCTTGCTGCTCGTAGACGGCGCGAAGAAGCCGCTTGACGATGGCGCCTTAGCGGCGCCGCTTGAGGGTGGCTCGAAGAACCCGCTGCCACCGCTCGCCTTCCTCGCCTTGGCCGCCGCCTTGACGATCGCCGGCTGATGCGCCGCGATCTCCCTGATGTCGTCGGGCTTGGGGTAGAGGCCGAGGAGCCCCGCCAGCAGCTTCTGCTGCTCGGGGCCGGCCGCCTGCGCCTTGGCGAGCGCGTACTGCTGTGCCGACTTGCTCTTGGGCTTGTAGGCGCGCTCGTGTAGGAGCGGGATGCTCTCGGGCGTCTGTGGCTTGGTGCCGAACCGCAGGTCTTTCGCGAGCCGATAGGGATAGGACAACCCCAGGTATTCGCTGAGCACCTGGAAGGCGTTGGCGTTGATCTTCTGCCCGGTCGGCGTCGAGCCGTAGATCGCGTCGATGACAGGCTGCAGCGCCGGCGAGATCCCCTTGGCGAGCCCCTTGAACCCCTCGGTCGCGACGTCGGTGGCGAGGCTGCCGATCGGCGAGGAACGCGCCAGGTCGATCGAGGACAGCTTGCCGTTGCCGTGGTGGAAGTACAGCCGCGACATCGCGTAGGGTAGGTCGGCCCCGCCGAGCATCTTCTTGACCTCATCGTTGTGCAGCTTGCCGAGCTCGCCGACGAGCGCCGTGGCGATCGGGTGCTTGACCGGCAGCACATGCAGCAGCGTCCGCGTGGCGTGGCGCAGGAAGCTGTAGAACAGCACCCCGCGGTTGTTGAGCCACTTGCGCTCGCCGCTGGTGAACCGCGCGTAGTCGCCCATCATGTTGACCGTGTAGCGCCCGAGCTCCTCGGCCGCGGGCTGGCTTTGCAGCAGTCGCGCCATCTCATCCTTGGGGCCAACGTTGAGCGCGTGGTCGAGCCGTGCAGCAGCAGACGCAGCAGGTCCCATGTCGGTGGTGATGTTGCGCAGCGCTTGGCGCTTGGCGGCGCTGTAGTACGTCATGTGCCGGAAGAAGTTGGACTGCATGTCCTCGGCCTTGAACAGCGCCCGCACCGGGTTGGCGTGGCCGATCACGCGCATGATGCCCTTGCCCTTCAGGTCATTCCACGAGCTGCGCAGCTTGCCCTGTGCCGTCGAGCCCATCTTCTGCAAGTGGTAGTCGCCGCGGCCGCCGGCGTGGGAGCGCACGATGTTCTTCTCCTCCTCCGAGAGGCCGTGCCACCACAGCGGGAACTTCAGCGAGTCAGACAGGATGCGTCCGCGCGTGCCGGCCGTCGCAAGGTACAGGTGCGCCAGCGAGTTCATAATCACGAACGACGGCGACAGCCCGAGGATCCCCGCAGCGGCGAGTCCCTGCGCCTTGCCGACGAGCCGGCCCGGGGTGCCCGATGGCCGCAGCCCTGAGTGGATCTCGTCATAGGCGCCGCGCGGCAGCGCCTTCCAGCCCGTTGTGCGCAAGAACGGCTCGTCAGGACGCAGCGAGTCCACCTTGGCACCGTCCATGCTCCTGCTCGGATCGTTGAGCGCGTCGTGGAGCTGCCCGCTGGTCTCGAGCTCGTGCGGCTGGGTGCCCGCGCGCGAGCCCTTGACCAAGCCGTGCTCCTCGAGCGTGCTCTCGGCCAGCCGTCCCGGGTTGTAGAAGCGGATGTTGTGCAGATCGGTGCCCTGGTGCAGCATCACCTGCGACAGCTCATGGCCGGTCAGATCGGTGGGGTGCTTGTCCTCGCCGAGCGCCTCGTGGATTGCGCTGGCGCTCGGCGAGGGCAGCGCGTTGCGGCGGAACTGCTCATCGACGTGACGCCACTGGTGCGCGGCGCGGATCGCTCGAGCGACCGAGCCGAAGTACGCCTCCGGCGAGCGGTCCACCGCGCCACCGCGATATTGCTTGTAGGTGGTGTGCTTGGGCGGCGACTGCGCGCCCTGCCCCGAGCCGAGCGTGCGGGCAGTGAAGTCCTCCTTGGGCAGCGGGTTGTGGTGCATGAACGCCGGCTCGGGCAGTCCGTGAGCTTGCGCGAGATCGCGCACCCGGGCGCTGTACTGGCGCAGGTGCTCCTCTTTGTTGGCGAGGTATTCGTGCAGGCGGTCCTGGCGCCCGTGTGCCGCCTGCTCCTTGGCGTAGGCGCCGTACTCCTTGGCCGAGGCGTGCTCGCGCTTGGCGTGTGCCAGCGCGTCCTCGAGGTGTGCCGTCTCTCGCTGGCGGGAGAAGATGCGCTCGGCCTCGTGCGGCTCGAGCGGCAGCTCATGGCGGTTCATCTTGCCGAGCTCGACGCGCTCCTGTATCCGCTGGCCACGATTGACCTTCGCGGCACGCAGCCGCTCCTCGGCGAGCGCCCGCCGACGCTGAGCGCGGTCGATGCCCTCATAGACGCCGGCGGGTAGCGGCTTGCCGGTGATGTCGGTGCGCCCGCGGTACGGGCCGCGAATCCCGCCCTGGCGCGCGAGCGCCTCGGCCTCGCGCTTCTGCGCCTGTGCGAGCTGCGCGGTGCGCTCGCGCACGACGGCGCCTGCCCGCGCTTCGGCGCGCTTGGCCTCTGCGTGGCCGGGAATCTTCGGCAGCCCCTTGCCGGCGCGCAGCCGCGCGAGCGCCACCGCTTCGCGCTGTCGTGCCTTGGCGAGCTTGGCCGTGACGCGCTCAACCTCCCGATGGGCATCCCTGATCGTCCCCGGAGCGTCACGCAGCGCGTGCTGGTCGAGCGCACTACCGGCGCGCTCTGCCTGGTCGTGCAGTTCATCTGGGTGCGCGACCCCGAAGAACTCGCCCTGAGAGCGCAGCCTGCGCGCCTCGGCTGAGGACTGATGCAGGAAGGAGTCAGGCAGCGCCTCGTCCACCCGTGCCGAGCGCGCAGCTTCGCGGGCCTGCCAGTCGGCGAGCTTGGGAGTCAGCCATTTCTCGGTGCTCCCGTGCAACTGGTCGAGCTGCTGAAGGTTGTCCACCTTGTCGGCGATCTTGGAGGCGATCCGGTTGCCGGGGCTGAGGTGGTTGCGCGCGCGCTCGGCGATGATGTTGTCCATCATGCGCCGGATGTCCGCCTGGGCGGCCTTCGGCCCCGAGCGCAGCCTGACCGTGCCCTCGAGCACATGCGTCGCCGCCTTCTGCTCGGCCGAGCTGAGCTTGCGGAACTCCGGCTCGGCGCCGTGGCGCACCTCGCGGTTGATCGACTGCTGCATCAGGTAGCGATGCCGCGCCGCGATGCCTGAGATCAGCTTGCGCATCTGCATGTCGTAGTTGTGGATCCGGGTGATCGGGCGCACCTCACCGGCCTTGGTCTCAACCTGCCCCGAGCCGCGCGCCTTGCGTAGCTTGTCCTCGAGGCGCTGCGCCATCGCGCGCCCAGCCGTCCCGGCGAGCTCCTGCCGGCGCACCTCGTTGCCCGAGATCTTCAGCGCCGGTCGCTCCGCGGTGAGCGCACGGATAAGCCTGCCGCCCTGGCCAAGCTCCTCGCCGGTTCGCGCCGCGCCTGAAACTATGCGCCCCAGCGTCGCATCGGCGCCGCCGGCGAACCCGAGCGCGTCGAGCGCCTCGGACCCGGCACCCTCCTTCTTGATCCGAGCGATGAACGCCTTGTCATTGCCCGAGACCAGCGGGCCGTAGCGACTCGAGTAGTCCTTGGCGGCGGCCTTGACGATCTGCTTGCCGGCCTTGAGCGGCCCCTCCTGTACTGCCTTGACGGGCAGCTCCGCGAGCGCAGCGGCCGAGCCGATCGCCGTCTCGCCGAGTCCCTTGATCGTCTTGGGGATCACCGACGGATCCTGCACCGTGGCCTTGGCGATGTCGGCCGGTGCCTTGAGCAGGATCTGCGGCAGCGCGCCGCCACCGACGCCTGCCGTGCTGATCCCATGCGTGCCGAGTCCGGTCGGTCCCGCGGTTGCCTTGGCGCTGATGTTCGCCAGCCCCGTCAAGCCGGCCGCCGCACCACCGGCGAGCAGCTTGCCCGCGGTCGGCGTCTGCTGCTTGTAGGCGCCCTTCAGCGGGTTGGCGTTGGGCAACAGCGAGTAGACGTCCTTCGCCGCGCCGCCGAGCGCCCCGCCGATGTCGCCCCAGATGTCGGTGCCACCGCGCGCGACCGCGAGCTCGTGCAGGATCGCGTCCTTGTGATCGGCGGGCAGCGTCGCAAGCGCGCCGTTGACGGCCTTGGCTACCCACGGGTCGGCGCCCTTCAGCCCCTTGAGAATCGCCGCCTGCTGCTTAGGACTCTGCAGCTTGAAGACGTCGCCGACCGCCTTCTTGTCGTTGACGGTAGGGGTCTTCGGCGTGGCACGCGGGCCGGCGATCGCGACGCCTCGAGGGTTGGCGCCCGTGTAGAGCGTCGTGGCCGAGCGATCGTTGACCGTCGGCCGGCCGCTTGGCGCACGCGGTCCGCTGATCGCGACGCCTCGGGGGTTGGCGCCCGTCCTCGTGCTGGGCGGTGCCACGGGGATTCGCGGCGGCGGTGGTGCCGCCTTCGGACGCGAGCCCGGGCCAGATGGATTCCAGACCGGAGAGCCGATGCCTGGCATGTACTACTTCCTGAACGGGTTGCCGATACGTGCGACGCCCGTGGCGATGCCGGTCGCGAGTTGGCCTACGCCGGCCGGCGGCCCGCCGACCTGGATCGGCCTGCCTTGGAACGTGCCGCCACGCACGCCCATGTTGTGCAGCGCCTTCGCGGTGCGCGGGTTGAGGAAGTGGTAGGTCCACAGCTCGAGCGCCGCCTGGGCGATCACGGGGTTGATCGGCGTCATGCGCTTGCCGCTCGGACTGACGCCCGTCGTCAGCGCCTGCAAGATTCGCTGCGGCGCCAGCTTCGCCTGGCGTCCCTCGCCGAAGATCGAGACGGCCGTGCCGAGATTGGTCAGATACCTGTTGTTCTCGTTCGCCGTCAGCGGCGGCTTCGCCTTGCCCGCCGCCGCCTTCTTGTTGGCCGCGTCGATCGACCTCTGCTGTCGCTGGTTGGCTGCGGTGATCGTGTTGGCCGCGCGCGTGTTAGTCGCGTTGATCGACGCCTGGCTGCGCTTGTTGGCCGCATTGATCGCCGCCTTGCTGCGCTGATTCTCGGCGGTGATCGTCGCCGCGGCGCGAGCGTTCTGGCCGGTGAGCCCCTGCTGCGTGAGCGTATTGGTGATCTCCTGCTGACGTATCGCAGCAAGGTTGGTCGCCAGCTTGGCGCCTTGCGTCTCTCGTAGGTCGGCGATCTTCTGCGTCAGCGGCTGGTTGCCGAGCGTGCCCGCGCGCGCGAGTCCCTGGAGTCCCGAGACGCCGGCGAGCGCCTCCGAACCGAGGTTGGACGCCGACAGCCCGCGGTAGTTGGCGCTCTGCGTCGCACCGGCGGCTTGGGCGGCGGCGTCGGTTTGCGTGGCGAGCCCGCGCTGACGCGCGATCTCTGAGACCAACGCGCTCAGGTCCGGCGAGGTGCCGGCGTAAGCCTGCGGCGAGTACTTGTTGATCTGGTCAGCCGCAGTCAGCCCGATACCGGCAATCTGGCTCTGTGCGTTCTGGCCGATCCCCTGAAGCTGGGCGTTGAGTTGGTTGGAGATGTCGGCTTGGCTTGACAGCGCCTGCTGTCCCTGGGTGCCGAGCTGGTTGAAGTAGCCGCCGACCCTGCCGATCGCCGCGTTGGTCTGCTTGTTGTTGGCCGTGATCTGCGCCTGCGCGTCTGAGATCGGCCCCGCCGTCTGCGCCTGGGTGAGCGCCTGTGCCGCCTGGTAGAGCGGCTTGCCCGAGAGCCTCGAGTTGGGATTGAGCAGCGGGTTGTTGACCGAGATGCCGGGACCGGCCAGCGGCACCGGGCCTCTTACCCACTTCTTGCTACCCCCGTCCCAATGGATGAGCTGCCACTTGTTGCCGACCCTTGTGTAGTGGCCACCGATCGCAGGGTTCTTGGGCCGCGGGCCAAGCTTCGGCGCCGGCGCCTTGGGAGGCACTGGTCCTTGGCGAATGCCGCCAGGGTTGACGTGCGCAGGGGTCGTCGGGTGCGGGACGGCGACGGGCCTGTTGACAGGCGGCCTGGGCGCGGGCGCAAGGCCGGCGCCGCCGGTGGGCCTCGGGACGGAGACCTTGGGCGCGGGCGCGAGGCCGGCGCCGCCGGTGCTGGCTGCCATTTCACATCCTCCCTAGCTTGGGCGCGGCCTTCTTCGGCGCGGCCTTCTTCGGCGCGGCCTTCTTCGGCGCGGCCTTCTTCGGCGCGGCTGGCTTCGCCGCCGCGATGGGCGCTTGGCCGAGGGTGGCGTCGCTGGCCGCTGCGTTGGCCGCTCGTAGCGCCGAAGCGAGCGCCTCCTGGTTGTTGTAGATCGGGATGCCGCCCTGCAGCGCCGCGATCTGCGAGGCGATCGACTGCTGCTGCCCCGTGCTGGTATTCTGCGCGGCGACCTGCTGATCGGCAAAGTCCTGCGCCATCGCCTTGGTGGCCGTGTCGTAGACCGATGAGTACAGCGCGCCCCTCTGGTTGGCGCCTTGCTCGAGCGCGAGCTGTTGGGATGGCTGCTGCTGGGCGAGCTTGCCCAATGCGGCCTGCAGCGCAGTCCTGTCAGCATCAGATTGCAGATTGAGCGTGTTGATCTGGTTGTTGACGCCGAACTGGTTGCTCGCCACGTTGCCGTAGTAGGTGGCGTCCAGCGGCGACGGAGCCGTCACAGCAGCCGTAGTCGCTGCTGACTGCGGCTGAGCAGGCGCAGTCGGTCCGGGTCGCGGCGCGAGCCTCGTCGGCTGCTTCTTCATGCCGGCGTTGATGTACTTGACCTGCTGCGGCGTGAGCTTGGCTGGCTTGGGAGCAGCCGCGCGCTTCATCACCCCGCCGGGGTTGATCGTCGGCGCGGGGATCGGCGGCAGCACGCCGGGGGTCCTACCTACCGCTGATGCCATCGTCCCCTCCGATCAGATACGTAAAGCTCATCAGCCGACCAACGTCACTAGCTTCGTGTTGGCCGCAAGCGCGGTCCCATAAGTGACCGTCACGTCCCCGTTGGCCGCCACCGCAATGCCAGGGCTCTCGATCGCTCCACTCGCGTTGTCCTGCACTTGGACCTGGATGCCACGATTCGCCCTCAGTCCATGCGTAGTCTGGGGGATCGTGATCGTCGTCCCCGCCCCGTGCGTAGCGCCATTGCTGTAGTAGCCAACCTGGACGGTTACGGTGGTCCGGTTGTTCGGCGCATCGTCAGCCGCCGTGACACCGGCACCGACAAAGTTCAGACTCGGCCGTACAACTAGCGGAGCTCCCTCATCCTCGATTACGGGAGTGGCGCTTACGAGCACCATTTCGTCGTGGTGGCTGAGAATCTGGGCGGCGGTAAGCTGCTTCGGGTAGAGGGCGATCTTGCCGACTGCCCCCTGGAACCAGCTAAAGAAAGTCTGTGTTCCGACTCGCATCGGAGCGCTGCCGTGAACGGGGACGATGACGTTGATGTCGGGGTTGTCGAGTGCGTCCTGGTCGCGTAGCACCCCGTTCTTGTAGATCTTCGTGCAGCCCTTGTCGTAGCTATAGCCATTCAGGTCAACCCCTGGCAAGGGGGTTGTGTCGATCACAAGGGCGTAGTGAATCCACTCGCCAACGGTCACCGGATCCTGCCAATTCGATCCGACCCCCAGACCGCCTGCGGGAAGGAAGGCATAGCCGCTGATTCGGTTCGGTCGGCTCTCGGAGTTGTGCAGGGAATACATGCGGCTAGTCCATTCCTGGTTGCCGCTTACGCCAAAGGCGTCACCCTTGCCCATGAAGTGGACATAGCCAGTGCCCTCCGGCTTGGAGAAGTCCAACACATCAGGCCGCATCCAGCACTCGACCGTGATAGCGCCGGTGTTTGGCACACTCAGGTCGATGGCGTTGGCAATCTCAAGATACTGCGACCCATTGAAACCAAAGGCCGGCTCGTTGTTCGGCAGAGGAACGCTTGCGATCGTAGGGGGAGTCGGCGGTGTCGTCAGGTTGATCTCTATGCCGATGATGGCCCACTGCTGTGAAAGGGAAAGCGTGGACCCGCCGGACGGAGACGGTGTGTTCGGTGAGACTTGTGTCTCTACCGAGGCGCTCGGCCCGGAGGTGGCGGTGTCCCCCAGCTCGGTCCAACCGGGGTTTGGAGTTTGGGTTAGGAAGGCGGCTGCACCAACGCCCTGGAGAAAGATGTTGCGGGGATCGCTGATTGGGTTATACGTCAGCGCAGCGGCCGTCCCCGAACCGTTGGCACTCTGGATGTTGCTCGCTACGAGCGGTGTACTCAGGTTCACGTTGGGAACCTCGTCTATGTCATACGCGACCGTAGCCGTAGCGGCGGTCACGATCGTAACCTTCCCGCTCACGCGGCTTGAACCTGTCGTGGCTGTCCAGCAGTCGATCTTGGTGCTGGCCGACGCCGCCTTGGTGGCTTGACGGGTCCAGGTCAGACCCAGACCCGTTACCGACGTGATTGTTGTAGTGCCGGTATACGTCGCCCACAGCACCAGGAGACAGTTCGCGTCAGCGGAGAAGGTCACGGTAGCGAAACTTGTGCCCGCTGGCGCCCCTGTGGCTGCTAGCGATAGCGCAAGGCCCGACCCCGGAACTGGCGTGACCGTGTGCCCGTACCCAGAGCTATCAGCGGGCGTGTTGGCGATATACAGCACGGGGCCGTCCCGAAGCACCGTTGCGTCGTAGCTACCCATTGCGGGGAGTCCGTCGCCACCCCCGCCGTTGGTCGGCCAGTTCGCCTCGAGCCACTCGAAGTTCGCCTGTGCGCCCGGAAAGTCATGGAGCGTCTGGTAGGGAAACTTGACCGGCATCAGACCTTGACGATCAGCGCCAGCACCACGTAGGGCGGCATGTTGTTGTGAGCGCCGCCGCCGCCCGTAAGTCCGGTACTCGCCGGTCCGACTACACCGAAGGTCCCGGGAGTGCCAAGCGTCGCGGTCGGGCCAGCCCCGACCGGCTCGAGGAAGCTCAGGCCAGCGCCGCCGGGAGGATGGCTGTGCGAGGGCATTTCGGCAGCGCTGAGGACGTGCGTTGCCTCGCCCGCCTTGGTGCCAATCGACGCCAGCGCGCCCGAGTAGACGAACAGGTTCTGAAGGTTCGGCACGGTATACGTCGCTGGCCCCGGCTGCACGGTCCAGAGCGGGTTGCCCGCCGCAACCTCGCTGGTCGCGAAGTCGAAGCCCCTGGGGTAGTCCGAGCGGTTCAGCGTGCGCCCGTCACAGAGCGCGTAACCCGTCGGCACAGTCTTGCCCGCGAACTGCTGGACGATGCCGACCGCCGGCTGCGCCGAGACGTCAAGCTGCGCGAGCGTGATCCCCGCGGCCGGGTCGAGATCGGTGCCGAGAATGTGTCCGTTGCCCCACTGCGCAATCGTCGCAAGGTCGTTGGACACCTTTACGCCCTCGCTCGAGAATGACTGCCCCGCGACTGGCAGGCTCAGCGAAAACCCCATTTCAAGCCCTCCCGTCTACTCGGTCGGCGATCATAATCGTGTAGGAAGTCACGGCATCGGGCGTGTTTGACGTCGCCGAGAACACAATCGAGAAGGCGTTGGCAACGCCAAGCGAATAGACACGGTTGCGCCTGATAACGCCGCCACTAGCCCAGACGCCAGCGCCTGCCCAGATGGTCGCGGGGTTGGCCCAGGTGTCGGTGACGAGTGCGGTCCCGAGCATGTTGGCGCGAATCAGCGCCTCGGTGCTGGCGAAGTCCTTCGCCAGCGAGAAGTCGATCGTGCCCTCCCCGTCGCAGCGAAACTGGCGTAGCCGCTTGCGGTAATACGGGCTTGGGCCGACGCGGCGCATCCGCGGGGTGTACGACGGCGACTGCCACGGACCTTTCCATATCCAGGTGAACGGCGTCCCGTTGTCAACGAGTTGCCCCGCCACGAAGCATTGGTCAATGATCGCCGCGGTGGCCTTGGCCGAGTACAGGCTCGCGAGCCCGTTGACGTCGTGCTGCACGACGAACTGGTTGGAGCCGAACGTGTGCTTCCACCAGGACTGCAGCGTGGTGTCGTAATCCAGCGTGGTGTCGTTGTTGGCGCTGGTGAGTGGCAGCGACAGGTAGTAGTGCCCCGCGTAGTAAGCAGCAGCAGCTTGTGAAAGCAGCGCCCCGGCCCCGTCGATCGTCGGCTGGATCGAATCCGAGACCGGAGTCAGCGTCGTGCCGTCGGTGAGGTAGACCCCACGGTCCTCGGAGAGGAAGAAGGTTCCCTGCGGTCCCGAGGCCATCGAGCGGTGCGCAACGCAGCCGATGCTGTCGGAGAGCTGTCGCGAGGATGCGTCGGTGGTGCTGAGGATGACCCAGAGCTTGCGCGCCTTGGCGACGATGATGTACGGCCCGACTTGCCCGAGCGCGGTGATCGGATGCCCGTCGCGCGGATCGAGGTCCATGTAGCCGGCGCCGGTCGCCGAGGCGGAAGCCCAATTCGTAGGGTCAGCGATCGCCGACCAGTACACCCGTGACGGGAAGGCCGCGACGCCTGAGACGAACACCTGATTGTCGGCGTAGAGGCAGTACTTCCCGTTCGGGACGGCGACACCGCCCGAGGCGTTCGTCCACGTCGAGGTGCCGGCGGCAGCCCCGTCCCATTGCTGCGGAGGATCGACGCCGTTCATCCCGTACAGCGGCCCCTGAGCGCCGATCGCCGGCGCCGAGACGAACTCCCAGCGCGCGGGAGCGCTCAGCCCCGACTTACGAGAGGTAAGCGCCCCGCTGGTGTCGGCCGAGTAAATCTGCCCATTGGCGACGACGATCAGCAGCGGTGGCGACGGGATCTCAAACGAGTAGATCGAGTTGGACGTCGCCGCCAGGGAGGCGAATGTCTCGAGCCCGTTGCGCTTGAGGATCGCGCCGGCGCGCGTGGCCTGCACGTTGTTGACGTCGCGGGCCTGACCGTCGGCCAGCAGGTAGGGCTGATCCTTGGTGTTCAGCCCGCCACGGAAATCGTGGTAGAAGTCCGGTAGCGACCCGGGCATCGCCTGTTACTTCCCGGGCTTGCCGAGTCCGTACCAGGCCGCCTTCACTCCCGGCTCCGAGCCGGTCCAGCCCCCGTTGACGGTCTTCTGGTACGCCTCCATCACGGACCCATCGTCCTTGTAGACGAACAGGTGAAGTCGCCCATCCTCTTGGACGACGGCTACGAGCTGACCCATATCTACTCCTTCTGGTAGTTCTGGCAATGCGCCGCCGCCTCGAGCCATGTCGAGCACGCGGTCCCACGGGAAGTCGGGGCCGGGATCCCAATGGCCGCCGCCGGCGGCGCCGAGCTCGTTGTGGCCACAGACGCCGCGGCCCGAGCCTTGCGCCTGCGATGCGTTGAGCTTGGTGATGGGGATCCCGTAGTGCGCCGCCTCCTCGGCGATCCACGCGGCGCAGTTGGCGAGCATGTTCGGATGGTTGTCCCACTCGCCCGGACCCCACGACGCGAATCCGCACAGCTCGATCGCGACGGAATACGGGTTGGCGTTGGCCTGGGTCCACGCCTTGTTGTCACGCCTGACGTACTCGCCGATCGTGTTGGCCTTGTCGTCGGCGCCGGTGTGGCTCGAGGCGCTGACGTTGCCCTGGAAGAACGAGCCCAGCGATTCGATGGTGCGTGCGCCCTCGGCCGTGTGGACGACGATCAGCCGCACGCTCGAGCCACCGCGACTCGAGTAGTTCGGGCTGGGAATCCAGACTCGCTTGAGCGCCATCAGTCCGCGTCGCTCTCGAAGGAGGATCCGCGGCGCCGCTCGACCTCACGCCGGCGCGGGTCTGCGGGATCGAGGTGGCGGGCGTCGTCGTCGTCATCGAGCGGTGGCAGGTGCGGGTCAAACGGCTCCCGCGCCGGCTCGGGGTTCTGCTCGGGCACGGTCACACCTCCCACATGCTTCGCACTTGTTCGGGGTACTCCGTGGGGAACTTGACGTCAGCCTTGAACTCGGAGTACGTCGCGTTGAACTGCTGCTCCCAATACTGCGCGCCGGCCGTGTCGTCTTCGGAGGCGTATGCCTCCTTGCAGCCCCAATACCAGAGGATCCGATGCCACACGTCGGGGATCACCGGCACGTCGGAGTCGAGCACCAGCCTGGGCGGCAGGCTCCAGTAACGCAGCAGCAGGTTGTATGGAGCGTCGGGGGTCGGGTACAGGCGGAAGCCGTTGCCATCGACGGAGTAGAGGACGGGGTGCCCGCTGCTGAGCGGCGCGCCGTCGATGTCAGACAGCGCGCACTGCTCGAGCACCCGCTGCCGATCGGTGTCAACCAGCGACCGCGCGTTACCGAAGTCGGGCGGGAATGCGAGCGCGCTCGCGCCGGCGGTCGTCTGCACGGCCATGCTCGCCTCGTCTGAGTAGAAACTCAGGCCACTGACGACGCGCATGTAGCCGTCGTTGATGTAACTGTCTATGCGTCCCTGCGGAAACAGCACCGCGTCAAAGCCGTGGTTGAGAACCTCGGCGCGGATCTGGCCGAGGTTCATGTGAACACACGGTCCTTCTGCGTGCCAAGCAGCCTGCGCAGCTCGAACTCGGCGACCTCGCCGATCACGTCGAGCCGCTCGCGCGTGCGCTCACGGCTGCGCTTAGCGGCGAGCTCATTCTGCTTTTGGAGCTCCTGCGCGTAGTCATAGCCGCCCCGGCCGTGAGGGTCGATCTCCTCGATGCGCCGCACGATCCGGTCATCGAGGCCGGCCCAGGTGCCGCTGTTGGTCTGGTGCGCCTTGATCGTGCTGACCAGGTGCTGGTTGACGCGCCCGTCGGCGTCCTCGGTCTGGAGGTAGACGGCCCAGAATGGCTCGGGCGCGTCCTCGGCGAAGCGCACCCTGATCTCGGGCACGATCGCCTGCAAGTCCTTGACGACTTGGCTCGCCTGCGCCGAGATCAGCACCATGCGCCCGTCGTGGCCGATGCGGATCTGCTCGATGCTGGCCGGCTCGATGTCCATTGCCACCTCCTTGCCAACGGACCCCCGCCTGTGGGCGGGGGTCCGCGCAGCACCTTTTAGAGGCGCTGGATCGGCACGTCGTCGTTGAGGTTGGTGATCTGCCCGTTGCGCGGAGGCGCAGTGCAGACCAGCGTCGCGTACCACTTGATCCAGCCCTGCCAGATGGCGAGCTTCAGCCCCGGCGTGGCTCCGTCCTTGAGGAACAGGATGCCGCCGCCGCCCTGCGGCGCCTCGAGCCAGTCGGGCCGCGCGAGCTCGGCCCACGCGAGGCTCTCCTTGTTGATCGCGAACACCTTGCCATAGGGGCAATCGACGTCGGAGATCACCGGGATCGGCTTGTTGCCCGCCGCCACCATGATCGCCGAGTAACCACCGAGGATGTCCACCACCTTGGCGTCGTTGAGGCGCTTCTGGGACTGGTAGGTGTTCGCCAGCCGGCGCTGAACACCGAGGTTGGAGAGGAACCAGTCCAGCCCGTTGCCCTTGGTGCCGGCGCGCAGCCGGATCCGCTGGGCGAGCTGGATGAACAGGTCCTCCGAGGGGTCGGCCTGCCCCGCCGAGATGACGTTGGAGTCCCAGACGGGGAACGTGGTGGAGTTGATCTGGTGCAGGATCCGCGAGACGTTGCAGATGTTCTGCAGCCCGTCGGACTCGTTGTTGCGGTCGCCGGTGATGTAGATGCCGTCGGCGGTCGTAACCGTCACCGAGCCCGACAGCGTGATCGTGGCGTTGAGCTGGGTAGCCGAGTTCTTCGTGCCCGTGTAGACCACGTTGGTGACGAGTAGCGCGGTGCCCTTGACCGTGCCGTCTGCCTTGGTCAGCACGTCCACGGTGTCACCGATGGCGATGTACTGGCCACTGTCCACGGCGACCGTGGTCGCCGGTCCCGATGCTGCGCTGACGGTCGCCAGCAGACCATCGCCGGTGCCGTAGGCCATCCGTGAGATGTCCTTGCGCAGGTCTTGCATTGCGCCGCTCATCTCCGCGTCGATCACCCGGACGAACGCGCCCGCGTCCGTCGCCGACTGCTCGATAACCATGTCGGAGACTTCGATCGCCTGGTTGAAGTACTTGGGCGGAACAATCCCGTCCAGGTAGGACTGCTTGCCGGCCTGGGCCAGCGTGCCGCCATCGGTGACTCCACCGCGACCGCGGTTGCGGCCAGTGTGGACCGGGAAGATGATCTGCCTCCCGGTGAACGTCCCGATGTCGTTGGCGTTGGTCTGCTCAACCTGGTCGATCAGGAACGTCTCCTGGTTGAGCAGTTCGACAATCGGTCCCCGGTAGTAGTTCTTGAGGATCGCGTCGGCTGCAGCTACGTTCTGAGTTGCCACTGCGGGTTCTCCTGTGTGTGAGGGGGGTCAGAGAGCCCGCATCCCCTTCTACGGCTTGTTCACCTGCTGCATGTACGCCAGTGCCCGTTCCTTGGCGTCCGCGAGGGTTTTCACTTCCTCGGGTGCGCCATTGATCGCGCCACCGCCTAACGCCGGCGGGGCAGACCCGAGCTTCGGCTGCAGAGCGTTCTTCTCTATCTGGCCGACGATGGCCTGATAGTCAGCAAACGCCCTGGGAACCGCGTTGAGCGGGTCGGTCTCGATGTACTGCGACTGCAGGCGGCCGACCATCTGCTCGGCGCCGTAGGGTCCGGTGTCCTTGAAGGCATCCGGGTGTTTGTCCTTGAGCTCGGAGAGCTGCCCTTGCAGGTAGCGCTCCGCTTCGGCCTGAGCCTGCTGCTGCTCGGCCTGCTCGCGAAACCGCGTCAGGCCCTCAAGCTGGTTCTGGATCGGCGCGAGCGCCGATTGCAGCTCCGACTTGAACGCCTGGGTGTCCTGGTAGCCCCCGAACTCGTCAAGCGTCTGATACTCGGGAGTCTGCTGCTGGGGCGGGGCCGTCTGCAGCCCGTGCTCCGTGGCGTACTCCTCCTCATACCAGCGCTTGAATCCTTCGGGGTCACTCTGGGCGACATCCATGAGACTCAGCGCCCACTGCACGGCCTCTGGGTCGTAACGGTTGACACCTGTCTCTTGGTATGGCTCCCAGGACTTGCGGAACTCGCTTGCCTCTTGGAATCGCTGCGTGGTGCGGGCGTCCCAATCACGGAACGCTTCCTCTGCCACGCCGCGCGCCTCCTCGGGGATGCGGGATAGGTACTCGGCGTATGCCGGGTTACCTGTACCTCCGTCGCCCTGGCCCTCGTCGGGCTGTACGGCATCGGTTGGGTCCGTGTATGACACGGATCCTCCTTTCTCTGACGCTGTGGTCTGTGCCCCTGACCCGCTAGCGGGCTGTGGCTACCCCTGGCGTCTGTGGTTACTACTTGGGTGAAGCTGCCTTGCGCCGGCGGAAGTGCGCGCGCACGCGCACGTTGGCCTCGCGCAGTGTTTGTGCCTGCTTGGCGGCGGGCACGTCGTCTGTCTCGTCCTCGCCGGCGTCGGGGTCAGGCTTGGAGCCCTTCGCCCAACTATCACAGAGCCAGTCGTCTGAGACCGGCAGGTTGGAGTACAGCTTGCAGATGCCCGCCACGCCGGCCTCGTAGTGGCTGCAGTTGCCGCACTCCTTGTCGGTGGAGTCAGCGGTCCGCAGGTGCGGAGGCGGCGGTCCCGGCTCTTTGGCCTCGGTGCTCATACGTTCTCCCTCCGCTACTTGATGACCAATGCGCCGCCCGAGTCCAGCGGCAGCCCTTGCTGAATCCGTGCGACCGGACCGGCGCTCGTGACTAGGCGCCCGGTGGCGTCGGTGAGAAGCCCGGACAGCACCTGCCCGACCGTAATCGGGGCCACCGCAAGCTCAATCCCGATCGCACCCCAATTCCCGGTCACACTCAGCGTCGAAGCGCCAGCGGTTCCGGGAGAGGCCGGGGAGACCTGCGTTTCCAGCGAGCACGACGGTCCCGCCTGGGCAACGTCGGCCAGCTCCGTCCAGCCGGCGTTTGGCGTCTGCGTACCGAATACGCCCGCTCCGCAGCCGTACAGCAGCAGGTCGCTTACGGCAGGGGTGTTGTAGGTCACTGCGCTGGCGGTGCCCGATCCGGTCGCCGTCTTGGTGTTGGTCGCGACGAGCGATGCGGCACCCATAACCTGGTCAACGTCCCAGCAGACGCTTGCGACAGCTCCGAGCGCAATCGTGATCGCGCCTGGGGGCACCGCGCCACACGGCGCCGTCCAGCATTCGAGCTTTGTCGATGCCGCAAGCGTGAGACGCGACGCGAGCGTCCAGGTCAGCCCAAGCCCCGACGGCGTAGCCGTGGTCCCACCGCTGACCGCGTGCGTGACCCACAGCACAAGCAGGCTGTTGGCAGCGGGCGAGACGCTGGCGGTGTTGATGCTTGCGCCATTGCCAGCGCCCGACGTAAGCGACGACACCGCCAGCGACTGCACTGGCGGTGCTGCAGCACCGACCGCGACCGCGCCGTTGGCGTCCAGTGGCCATCCGCCCTGAATCCTGGCCACCGGACCGGCGCTGACCGCGAGGCGACCGTCGGCGTCGGTCGGCAGGCCGGGTGCCGAGAGTCCACAGGAGACCGGAACGCCCAGCGTGGCCGTGACGATCGCGCGGTTGGCGTCGGTGACGAACCGCGGCAAGAGACCGCGGAACTCCGAGGCGGTGAGTGTCATTCCTCGGCGGGCGCGTCAGGCTGGACGACGCGAGACTCGACCTCCGCGGCGGCGGCCTGGAGAGTGGCGGGGTCGATGTAGTCGCGCGGGACGACGTTTGCGTAGATCACCGTGGCGAGCTCGTAGTTGCCCGCCGCATCAACGAAGCGCACGTTGATTGTCGAGGGATAGCCCGTCGTGGCGTCGTATGTGGCGACCGACTCGAACACACCGACCAGAAGCTCGTGATCGGAACCGGGCACGCCCTTGACGAAGCCGCCCTCGAGACCGTCCTTGTCAGACCGCCGCGTACTTTGATCGACGCGAATGGGCCTCGCCGGCCCCCGCTCGGGGGCGACTTCTTCCTTGTCCTTGCTCGTGCTCTTGGCCATCAGGAACTCCTCGCTTGGTTGTTTGCTCGTCGCTGTTGAAGTTGGAGCTGGAGCTCATGCTGCTGCTGGCGGTGCGCCATCTGCTGCTGATGGGACTGCTCGGCGTGGCGCTGCTGCTGCTCGGCCTGCGCCTGCTGCATACCCTGCTGCTGGCTCTGAGCGGCGAGCTGCTGCTGCCCTTGGTCGGCCTGCTGCTGCTGATCCTGCTGCTGGCCCAGCAAGCTCATCTGCCCTTGCGCCTGCTGCTGGTCGGGCGGCGGCTGTCCCTGGGCCTGCATCTGCTGCGCCATCTGCGCCTGCTGCGCCTGTGCAAGCCGATCGCGGTGCGCCTGAGTGTGCGCGAGGTGCATCTGCTGGCTGGGCGGCGGGAGCTGCTTGAACCGCGCAGCCTTCTCGAAGTCCTCGTGATTCTCGATGTGCGCCTGGTCGTTGTCGTAGGGGTTCAGCGGCAGCATCACCCCCAAAGCCATCAGCGCGTTCTCGCGGTTGCACTGCTGCTCATCCAGCGTGTACTGCTCGATCAGCCGCTCGGCGCCGCCGACCTCCCAATCCTGCAGGAACTGCGCGAGCTGGCGCCCGTGCGGCGGGTTGCCCGACTGGACGAAGAACGTCAGCAGGTCTTGCATCGCGGCCTGCTTGGCCGCCTTGGACTGCGGGAACGCGGAGCCGGCCTGCACCTCGACCTTGAGGTTGTCGCGGAGCATCGCGCCCTTGAAGTCGAAGATCTGCCAGCGCGCGTTGTCGCCGCCGATCTGGATCGTGCGCGCGTTGGAGTAGAAGTGCGAGACCATCTCGAGCAGCTTGCAGCCGAGCTTGCCCAGCTCCTCCTCGTGGTCGGCGACGTCGGGCGAGATCATCGTGTCGTCGGCCTCCATCAGCAGGTTGATGGCACTCGCCGCGGTGACGCCGGGGGGCACCTGCGCGCTCGAGACCTCGTGCTGGCCTGAGATCTCCTGCATCGACTGCGTGATGAGCGGGATCTGGTCGATGACGTACTGCGGCATCTGCGGCGCGGGCAGGATGTCGGGCTTGGCGTTGGGCGAGCCAACGTCGTCAAACCACAGGATCGAACCGGGCCTTGCGAACTGCTCGGCGAACTTCTCGGCGTCCTGTACCGCCTGGCGCGACACCAGGAGGTTCGAGTTGCCCACGCGGTTGCGGTTCTCGGCGAGTTGCGACTCGACCTTGTTGAGCTCGGTCTGCGGTCCTCGGAGCGCGTCCACGACCGCCATCGGCATCAGCCTGCCTGGCAGCGGGATGCCCTGGAACATCACGTAAGGCATCGGGTCAAACGGCTTCTCATCGACCTCGAGCAGCTTGGAGTCGGTCTTCTTGTTGACCGTCGCCAGCACCCACACGGAGCGGTAGCCGTTGGGGTGATCGGAGTTGGGCTTGCACCAGTACTCGCGCAGCCGCACACCGCGGTAGCTCGTGCCACCCGGAACCAGCGTGCCGCCGCCCATCCGCGCCTCGACCAGCCCCGGGTTGGCGGCGGTGTCCGCGGTCACCTTGACGCCGTAGCGTCGTAACACATACTCCTCGGACTTGACCGACTCCTCGATCAGCCACTCGGCCTCATCGAACGTGTCACACAGCGGGTCGATGAACATCTGAAACGGTGAACGCACCTCGAGTCGGATATCACCCTGGGCGATCGTCTTCTGCGACAGGCTGCCCGGGGCCATCGAGTCGGCGAGCATGTGCTCCGGGGACCCGGGCTTGACCGGACCGCCCGAGCCAGTCAGCAGCATTTGACCATCAGGCCGCAACACGACGTCGCGCTGCGGGCCGATCGACGGATCCCAATAGCACTTCAGAAAGCCAGCCCCGCAGATGCGCGACCACAGGAGCGCCTTGGTCCGCAGCCGCTGGACGTTGAGGTGCTTCCACAGGTAGCGCATCACCTCCTCGCCCAAGAGCGCGGCGTTGGTGTCCTCCTCGTCGGCCGAGTTGGGCACGACGGTGAACACCGGGCGAGCCTTGGTGATCCGTGCGATCTCCTTGCGAATGATCGGCTGGATACGGTTGTCCACCAGCGTCACGCGATGCCTGGGCACCACCGGGCGAAACAGCCCTTGGCCATCCCACGCCAGCCACTGCTCGTTGGCGTAGAAGGCGAGGTTCATGTACCAGTTGGGCTCTAGCCGCGCGCGCGCGCGCCGCGCCTGCCCGTAGAGGTTGTTGAGATCCTGGGCGGTGGCGTCCTTGGGCACTTACTCCTCGCCCTCCTGCCCGTAGCGCTCGTCGTAGGTGATCGTCCCCACCGCGGCCGAGTCGTCCTCCTCGAGCTCGGGGATCGCGAAGTTGGCGGGCAGCGACAGCGGCAGCCGCTCGGGCGCCTGTACGCGATCGGCCATCTTCTGCAGCGACGCCTCGTAGGCGACAGAGCGCCTGTCGAGCTGACGCAAGCACGCCCACACGACGGCGAACACCAGCGCGATCAGCGCCAGGATCACGACGGCCTCGGCGATCACGGCGTAGGTCACGCTGCCTCCTCAAGGGTCTCGGCCGTCTCGATCGACGGCACCACTCCGAACGTGAGCTGGGCAACCTGATTGCCGTTGACGCTACGGCTGCCGATGCGCACCATGCAGCCGCGCATCGCTTGGCTTTTCAGGACCACGCCCTCCACCGCGTCCAGTGACGCGGCGACGTAGAACACATCGCCCGACGACAGCGCCACTCGCGTGCCGAGGCTCTGCGTAGCGACCTCCATCAGCGGCGCTTCTTGACCGACTCGGGCCGGCCGGAGGCGATGACCTTCTCGAGCGCCTCGGCGCGCGACTGCCAGTGCGAGGCGAGCTCGCGCAGCTTGGTGATCTCCCGCTCCTGCTCAACGTGAAGCGTCGGCTTGACGTTGGCGGTCTCGCACATCTCCCGCACGCAGCCGGTGCAGATGTAGATGTCATCGACAGACAGCAGCAGCGCCCCTGTGTCGGGATCACGGACCGTCGGCCCCTCATAGGCCGCCCGGGTGTCCACGAACTCGACGTCATCCGACGCCGCGGCCCAGCAGGTGGAGCAGTAAGCCGGCTTGGGGTCGGCCATGCACATCCGCATCGCGAGGACGCTCATTCAAACTCCTTCAGTCGTAGATGCCGGGACCGGCGAAGTGCTCGACCGGAACGGCGTTGCGGCCAAAGCTGCGCAGCCGCTTGAGCGACTCACGCAGCGCGCGGTCCTTCCAGGTGTCAGACGGCAGCGCGCGGTCCTTGGCCGGCGCCAGCGGTCGCTGCATGACCATGTAGCGCAGCGTGTCCAGCGCGTGATCGTCCTTCTTGACGGGCTTCTCCAGCGGCGCAGACTCGGTGCGGCGCGTGTCCTTGACCCAGCGGTAGCGCTTGAACTCCAGGCGCAGCTCGAGACACTCGGCGCTGACCATCAGCTTGCTGGCCTCGAGGCGCTCCTTGACATGGTTGATCCCCGCCATCACCGCGTTCTGGCCGGGGATCGTGTGGATCCCGTGGTCGGCGTACTCGCTCTGATCCGAACGCCCGGTCTGGGAGTTGCGGTTCTTCGCCGCGGGGTCGATCACGTACCAGCGGGGGACCACCTTCCAGCGCTCGTTGCGCAGGCGAATCTCCTTGCAGACGTCCGAGACCCGCGCCTCCTGCAGCGCGATCTCATCGAAGACGACCATCTGATCGTCGGCGTCGAGGTAGGCGTAGAGCACGACGCACAGGTGCCGGTAGCCCGGGTCGATCCCGCAGAAGACCTCGGCGCC